GTGAACGGCCAGCTCCGCCCGACCGGGTCGATGGGCGACGAGCTCACGAACGCCGCGCTCGTCTCCCTCGCGGCACTCGGCGTGGCCGCAGTGCTGCTTCGCATTGCGGGCAGCATTGCCGCGTTCCTCACCGGCACCCCGCAACCAGAGGCGGGGATCGGAGCCGGGGCGGCTGTGCTCCTGAATCCTGGCGATCCCGCCGCCGCACTCGACGCGCCAGGCCTCAACATGATCGTCTACTGGATCGTAGCGGGGCTCCTCATCGCAGGCTGCGCGGCCGGGGGCTGGTGGGTGTGGTCGGCGATCCGGCACCACACCCGACAGCAGGCGCTCGACCCAGACCGGATCGTAGGTGTCGCGACTCGCCGCGAGGTCGCACGCGCCGGCTCCATCAAGGCGCTCCTCGCAAGAGCCGGGAACCTGCGCCCCTCTCTCGAACATCCCGAACCTGCGGAGATCGGCTACCGGATCGGCAGCTCGCGGGGCGTCGAGGTGTGGGCGTCGGTCGAGGACTCGCTGCTGCTCATCGGGCCGCCCCGCTCCGGCAAGGGCGTGCACATCGTGATCAATTCCATCCTCGACGCGCCCGGCGCGGTCATCACGACGAGCACCCGCCCCGACAACGTGACCGCCACGATCACAGCCCGGCAACGTGTCGGTCCGGTCGCGGTGTTCGACCCGCAGCACCTCGCCGACGGCATCCCGGCAGGCCTGCGCTGGTCACCCGTGCGCGGCTGCACTGACCCGCTGACCGCGATGATCCGCGCCGCAGGTCTTGCCTTCGCGACGGGGCTCGGGAAGGGCGGGGTCGAGGGCGGTGACTTCTGGGAAGCGAAGACCAGGGTCGCGCTGCAATGCCTCCTCCACGCCGCAGCCCTCGACGGGAGGCAGCCTGCCGATCTGTTCCGGTGGACGCTCGACCCCGCCGCGGCTGGGGATGCCGTGTCGATCCTCGCCGCACACCCGCGCGCGGCCGGCGGCTGGGCGGAAGCGCTGCAGGCGATGCTCGAATCCGACCCACGCACGATGGACTCGATCTGGCAGGGCGTCTCCCTCGCCCTCGCCGCGCTCGCCGACCCGCGCGTGCTCGACTCCGTAAGCCCCAGCCCCGACGAAGTCTTCGACCCCGAGACGTTCCTCACGCAGAAGGGCACCCTCTACCTGCTCGCGACCGCCGCCGGAGCGAACAACAGCGCGCCCTTGGTTGCGGCGCTCATCGAGGACGTGGTCGAGGCTGCCCGCCGCCTCGCCGCTCGCAGCCCGGGCGCACGGCTCGACCCGCCCCTGCTGCTCGCGCTCGATGAGGTGGCGAACCTGTCGCCGTTGCCGTCCTTGCCGACGCTCATGGCCGAGGGTGGGGGGTCGGGGATCACGACCATGCCCGTTCTGCAATCGCTCGCGCAGGCGCGGGAGAAGTGGTCGGAGAATGCGGCGTCGGCGATCTGGGATGCCGCGATCGTGAAGATCATCCTCGGCGGAGCCTCGAACTCGAAAGACCTCCAAGACCTGAGCACCCTGATCGGGGAACGCGACGAGATCACCGACTCCACCACCGTCGGCGATCACGGCTCACGCTCCGCGCAACGCTCGATCCGCCGGGTGCCCGTCATGCCGCCCGACGTGATCCGCCGCTTCCCATTCGGGACCGGCCTCGTCCTGCTGCGCTCCGCACCTCCGATCGTCGCGCGTCTCCGCCGATGGACCGAACGCGCTGACGCGAAGCAGCTCACCGCTGACCGGGCAGCAGTCGAAGCCCAGCTCCACCACCGTAAGACCCCAGGCTCGGCGGGAGCACCTGCCGAGTAGAGCCGCGAGACACGCGGCCGTCTGGCAGAAGGAGCGATCCGTGTCCTTTCCTATCAAGGCGTCGTTCTCGGGATTCATCGCAACAGAACCGCGCCCGTCGAAGACGAAGAGCGGGGTACCGCGCATGTTCGCTCGCGCAGGCAAGCCGCGCTACCGGAAAGAAGAGGACGGTTCCTTCACCGAGCTCGATCCGACCTTCCATGACCTCGTCGCGTTCGGTGAGAACCCGGTGCGGGCGCTGTCGAAGTTCAGTAAGGGTGACAACTTCGTCGCCGAAGGCCACCTTCACCGTCGAACCGTCGTTCGAGAAGGCCAGACGTTCGAGATCGAGCAGTTCATCATGTCGAAGATCGGGCACGATTCCGCACGCACGAGTTACAGCGTCGACCGCAGCCAGCGCGCCAATCGCACGGCAGAGCGCGGCACGGCAAGGCAGGTGACGTCGGCTGGAAAGGAGCCCGCGTTCGCACGAGCCATCGGAGCGTGAGGAATCCTGATGACCGAGCAAGATACGTCCGCGGATGGAACGGACTTCACACCCGAGGAACTGGACGACGACTACGACGGTACAGACCCGCTTGAGTCAATGTCGCTGCCCGTCGTGCCGAAGCCGATCAACTGGCACATCCTCCGCTCTCACGAGGCCGAGGAGGAGTGGATGGACCTCAACCAGTGGGTGAACCAGCTTCGCGAAACCTACGGGCTGCCGGCATCGGTGGTTCCACCGTTCTGGTACCGGCACCCTGAGCTCGTCTGGGAGCTCTCGGCCTTGCACACTCATTGGCTGTGCAGCTTCGACCCTGAGCAAGACGGTTCCGGGCCTATCGCCTGGCACACCGACTTCGCTGCCGCACGCGATCGTCTCCGTGAATGGGTCGCGACCTGCGGTACCCGGCTCGACCGCGACCGCCCGACACGGCAGACCACTTGGCCGGGAGAGACGGCGCAAGGGCCGATCGAAGACGAAGTGATCGCGGATCGGGAAGCAGACTTCATCGAGTTCGTCGCTGCCGATGCCGAGCGACGACTCCGCATCGAGGATGAAACGCTCGCCGCCGCAGTCAATCGGAAGCGGGCGCGGTGATGGTTAGGAACTACCGGCGCAAGACGGATCATCGCAAGTACGAGGATCGCGCGTTCTCCGTTCGTGCTGTGCACCGTGACCCGGTGGACCTGCACTTGCTCGCGCAAGTCCTCATCCGTCATACCTTCCAGCAGGACGGTGAGAGCAGAGCGGCACGGCGAGCGATTGAGGTGCCAGAGACGTATCGCCGTCAAACCCAGCTCACCGATTCCGTGGCCTGATCTGGCCTTGGACGGTAGAATCGCTGTTGTACCCGCCTCGCGGCAACGTGGGGCGCTGTAGTCCTATCCCCGCCAAATGGCGGGCAATGTCTCAACGCTGCTGAGCGTTTCTCGGCTTCGCCTCACTTCCCGACTCCGGGTAGCTTTTCTCCTTCAGTGCCCTGCTGCATCTTCTGGTGCAGTTGCCGCGCGGTTCTATCCCGCGTGAGAGAAGCACCCCATGTCCGGCATTTCCGGTACCCCAGGCTCGGCGTTCGTTCCCAGCCGCCCAGAACCAGCCCCAGGGCTCGCACTGGCGGTTTCCTACCTTCGCGTCTCAACGAAGGAGCAGGCGGAGAAGGGAGGTACTGACGAGGGGTTCTCCATCCCCGCGCAACGTGAGGCGAATCTACGGAAGGCCGACCAGCTCTCCGCGACCATCGTTGAAGAGTTCGTGGATGCCGGGGAGTCGGCGCGGAAGGCCGACCGGCCCGAGCTGATGCGGATGATCCAGTACGTCAAGACGCACAAGATCACCTATTGCATTGTTCACAAGGTCGATCGGCTCGCGAGGAACCGTGCCGACGACGTGACGATCCATATGGCGTTGCAGGAGGCCGGCGTGATGCTTGTCTCGGCAACGGAGAACATTGATGAGACGCCGTCCGGGATGCTTCTGCATGGCATCATGTCCACGATCGCGGAGTTCTATTCCCGAAACCTCGCCACCGAGGTCGTGAAGGGTATGAGCCAGAAGGCCGCGAACGGCGGCACCGTCGGTAAGGCTCCGATGGGGTACCTCAACATCCTCACCCGCGACGAGCTCGGCCGTGAGATGCGCACCGTCGAAATCGACCCCATGCGCGCGCCGCTGGTCGAGTGGGCGTTCAAGGCGTATGCGTCCGGCAGCTGGACGCTCTCGCAGCTCCACGAAGAACTCGAGAACCGTGGCCTCGTCACCGTGCCCTCACCACGTCGGCCGGCGAAGCCGCCCGTGCTGTCGGCGATCCATCGGATGCTGACCAACCCGTACTACAAGGGCGATGTGATCTATCGCGGCGTGCAGTACAAGGGCGCGCATGAACCGCTCGTTCCCGCCGAAGTCTGGTACCAGGTGCAGTCGGTGCTCATCGCGAACCGGAACTCCGGCGAAGCGACCCAGACGCACAGCCACTACCTGAAAGGCACGATCTACTGCGGGGAATGCGGATCACGCCTCATCGTGAACAACGCGAAGAACCGCTACAACGACGTGTACCCCTACTTCGTGTGCGCAGGCCGGCACTCGAAGCGCACCGACTGCACGAGACAGGCGATCCTCATCGAAGACGTGGAACGAATGATCGAGGACTACTACGAGCGAGTGCAGATCACCCCTGCGCACCGCGATACCCTCGCCGGGATGCTGCACCACGAACTCGACCTCATGATGGCCGGTGAAGCACACGAGCTCGACCAGCTCACAAAAAACCGGGATCGGATCATCGCGCACCAGGACAAGCTCTTGCAGGCGTTCTACGCCGACGCGATCACCCTTGCGCAACTCAAGCGCGAGCAGCAGTCTCTCAGCAGTGAGCTGTACCAGGTCGAGCAGCGTCTGAACTCGCACCACGGCGAGTACAGCGAAGCCCGAGAGAACCTGGACGACTCGCTCGATCTCTTGGAGAACTGCGCAGAAATCTACCGGCGCTGCGACGACGCGAACCGGCGTCTGTGCAACCAGGCGTTCTTCACCAAGATTTTCATTGACGAGGACAACACCCTGCACGTCGAGAACGAGCGACCCTACGAAGTGCTCCTCGATCCCGAGGTCAGCGCGAACGCCCTGAACTGGGCTGCCGGGGCGGGCGAGGCTCGAACAGTGCCCTTTGTTGAGATGGGGCAAAGTTCGAACCTCGCCACTTGGGTGCCCCAGAGAGGAATCGAATCGATACCCCCTGAACAGCAGGGGTGAGGCGGCTGTCTCTACGCCGCCGTTTGGCCCTTATTGCCCCCGGTCGCCCCCTGCTGCCCTCGCTCGACTGTGGGCAAAATGTGGGCACGTCGGGCAGCATCCATCGCGTCGCCCACGAGGTCGAGATCGTCGTCGAACAGATCGGCGTAGACGTCGAGCGTCATCGCGGCGGTGGCATGCCCGAGCATGCGCTGCACGACCTTGACGTTGGCTCCCGAGCTCACCGCGAGAGAGGCCGCGGTGTGCCTCAGATCGTGAGGGGTGATCGTGGGGAAGGTGGAGTCCACCTTCTGACAACGCTTCACCGCGCCCTCGAACCAGCTCCGCTTCGAAGAAGGGGCCTTGAGGTAGTCGGCGCCGTCTCCGAGTAGCGGCTTCTCGAGTGCTCGCCCGTCCGCTGCATCCGCGAGCGCGGTGACCAAGAACGCTGGCACCGGCACGGTGCGCATTCTGTGCGTCTTCGGGGGGCCGAGCTTGATCTTTCCCCCCACGGTCACGGCGTTCTGTGCAACGCGCAGCCGGCGGCGGCCGACGTTGAGGTCCATCACGCGGAAACCAGTGGCCTCACCCCACCTGACTCCGGTGTACGCGAGTACGTTGACGAGGTCGCCGTGCCGACCGGATTCGCGCACCAGGTGGGCGACCTGCGAATGCGTGAGGTAGGGGTGCGGCTTCACTCCCTTCTTTGGCAGCACGACGCCTCGGGCCGGGTTCGAAGGGATCATCCTGTCACGCGCGGCAGCGTCGAGAAGCGCGACGAGGACTCCGTGCGCACGCTGCACCGTCGTGGCAGATTTCGGCTTCCGGATCCACTCGCCTTCCTTCTTCCCGGGGATCCCCGAGGTGAGGCCGGCGACCCACTGCTGCACGCTCGTGAAGTCGACGGAGGATACCTGCCACGACCCCCATGCTGGCTGGACGTGAGTGCGCCAAGACGATCGCAGGGCGGCGGCGGTCGACGGCTTCCGCAGCTCGACCCCCACGATCCATTTCTCGGCGACGAAGTCGATCGTCAGGCGCCCCGCCCGCGGGTCGATGAACTGGCCCGCGGCTTTGGAGACGGTGATCGTCGCTGCCCAGAGCTCGGCCTCCTTCTTCGTCTTGAAGCCGCGTTTGTCGGTCTGGGTCTTGTCTGGCTTCCGATACCGCACGCGATATCGCTTCCCGGCCGCGGTCTGGTACGCGGTGATCGTGGCCATGTCGGCCTCCTTCGTCAGGGTATGCGGCAGCTCACCCGGGGTGCCGGGCGCTGAGGTGTTGGGGATCGGGCTAGGCGACTTCCAGGCAGGCGCGCCACTGCCCCGCGCCCATTCGGGCTCCGATATAGACGCGGTCACCGACCCGAGTGAGCGTGTCCTCGTAAGCGATGACGATCCGCTTCAGCACGCCGAGCTCCTGGGCGATCCAGTCGAGCTCGCGTCCGTACTTCGCCGCGGCGGCGGCGTAGAGGGTCGGGTCGATGAGGAAGTGTGCTGCCCACGCATCCGCTCGCCTTTCCTGGCGTGCGTCTACGTGCGGCAAGATGCTGGGCACGTCACGGAAGGTCGCATGTCCGAGCTCATGCCCGAAGGCCGAGATCGTCTTCGGAAGTGCCATGCCGTCGAGCACGTCGATGTGCCGGCGGGCGTCGTAGTAGCGCCCCGGGTGGTGGGGGCTCAGGTCGTCCACGAAGGCCCAGGTCACGCCGATGTGCTCGGCATACTCGATCAGTCGTTCCACCAGGTCTTCCTCTCTATTCGTCCATCAGTTCGCCGGTCTCGTCGGTGTAGGGGTGAGAGACGAGGTCGTAGTCGCTTTGGTGCCGCGGATCCGCATCTTCGGTCACGCCACCGACATTCGGGGCCGGGCGGTAGACGGGCACACCCTGCACGTCGTGCTGCTCGAGAGCGGCGCCGAGCGCGTCCACATAGACCTGCGGATCGACGTCGCTCGGTGCTGCGCCTGGCCGGATGTGCTTCAACGCATCGAGGCCAAGCCCAGCAACCGCGGGCCGACCACCGCCAAGTTGCTCGAGCCACGAGATGTAGTCCCCCATGACGTCGACACGAGATCGGAGCTCGTTCAGGAGTTGAACCGTGCTGAACGACTCCAGGTCATGCGGCGCGACCGGGGTGCCCAGCTCCTCAAGGTCGCCTGTCGAGAGGTATCCCGCCGCGATGAGACCCGTGAGCGCGTTCGAGCTGTAGAGGCGCGCGATCTCGACGACCTGAGCAGGCTTCGGATGCCCCGTGCCTGCCCGCCAGCGAGTGAAGGTCGACTGCGAGACGCCGAGCTTTGCAGCCGTGTTCGCATCGTTGTCTGCACCTCTGACTGATTCAAGGTAGGCGATCCATCTGTTCGGTTCCACGGATGTAAACCTACAACAAGCCTTGCAGGTCTGCAAGGAGTTTTCGAGAATCGAAGCGCAGAATCGTGCGGAAGTTGGGGAATCAAGCAAGCCTCATGTCGGGAAGTGGCTTGCAGAAATGGAAGTCCGGGTCTAGCGTTTCTGGACATGGAAGCCACTACCAAGAATCGAAGCCGAGGCCGTGCCTCTCTGCTGCTCGACACCGCCAAGCTCTACGAGCTGCGCCGCGCAAACGGCATCGCGACGGACGCGGAGTTCGCTCGACGCATCGGCGTCGACCCCGCCTCGCTCTACCGCTATACGACCAAGGGCGCACGCCCATCGAACGAGGTCCTCGCCCGCATCAAGGCAGCCTTCCCGCTCGTCGCGCTCGACGACCTGGTGAAGCTCGAGATCACGGTGCCCTGATGTCCGCTGTCGTCTCGACTCTCCGCCCCACGAAGCCCGCACCCGCCGCGCCGGTGTACCTCTCCCCCGCCGAGGTGTGCGACATCATCCCCGGCATGACCGAGAAGATCCTCGAGAACCTCCGCGGCGCCGGTCGCGGGCCGCGGTACTCGAAGCCGTCACAGAAGACGGTCGTCTACGAGCGCGGCGACGTGCTCGCCTACCTCACCGCTACACGCGTCGAGACCCGGCACTAGCCGAAGCTCTCCGCGCTCTCGCCCCGGTCGACCTGACCGGAGGGCGATTCAGTGCACCCAATTTCGGCCCGAGATGCGCTCGCAGATCGGTTTCGGGCCACTGCCGGAAGGCGCCGCCGCGAGGCAGGCACCGCTCCTTGACAACTCCACAGTGATTCAGATTTCAGGCCTGGGGCCTGTGTCGGCAGAGGCCGCGAGCTCACCCGCCAGCGCACGCATCGTCGTGTGCCGCGTGACCAGCAGCGGATGCTCCCCGACCGACAGAACCCCAGACCGATTCACCAGTTGGCCTCGCGATCGCGGGGAACCGGAGGCGTTGGGGTGATGACGCGTGGCCGCTCGTGGTGGGGCGGAACCGGCACGGGGTGAAGTGCGGCCCGCGCGTGCGCTCGCAGATCGGCGTGCGGGCACGAGACATACCGCTCTCACGGAAGGAAACCCACCCATGGATCTCATCATCCCCATCTTCGTCGGCTTCGTCAGTTTCGCCGCGGGCGGCGTGCTGGTGCTGCACGCCAACCGGCGCGACCGAATCAGTACCGCTCGACTCGCAGAGGCCACGGCCGCCCGAGCGGAGGCATCGAGCATCCTCGCGGAGGCCGAGACGATCGCCCAGGAAGCACTCACGAGCGAGATGCTGGTCCTCCTCGACCGCCTCGACATGCCGACGCCGGGCTGCAAATGCGAGGTCTGCGTAGCGCGCCGAGCAGCGGCGAGCGGGAAGTGACCGCGCATGGACCGCTGGGACCTCGCGTGGCGGGTCCTGTGCCTGCTCGCCTTCGTCTCGGCCGTGGTGGCGCTCGTGGCCTCGGATCTCCGAGTGCTGGAGCTGCTGCCGTGGTGGGCTCTCGTCGCGATCTTCGCGCCGCTCGCCGTGTTCGCTATCTGCGTCGCGGTGGCTGGCTGCTCGACATCGTCCGAGCCGTCTGCGCGGCGGTGATCCGATGAGCACGGAGATCACCGTGGACGACGCGGCGCACGCGCTCTGGTCGGTCGGCGATGGGCGCGGGCGGCAGCCGGGCAGCTTCACCTCGGCGCTGCTGACCGCGATCGGCCATGCCGACCTCGGGAACCGGGCGCGCCTGTTCGAGGCGTTCCCGGGCCTGTTGCAGGCCGTGATGCTCGCGCAGTCCGTGAACGGGCGCGAAGAGCTCGCTCGACTCCTGGCCGCCTGATGTTCGAGCCCCGCGTCGCGTTCGTCGTCGGCGGCGAACCGATCCCGAAGGGACGACCTCGGGCGAAGGCCGGACAGCGGGCCTTCACCCCGAAGCGCACGGCTGACGCCGAGAAGCGGGTCGCGGCTGCGTTCCGGGCAACGTATCCGGGCTTCGCGCCGCTGACCGGCCGGCTGATGGTCGTCGCCACGTTCTACCGCTCCACCCGGCATCGGGTGGACACCGACAACCTCACGAAGCTCCCGACGGACGCCCTGAACGGGCTGGCATACGTCGATGACGAGCAGATCGAGGAGATCCACGCCAAGCGCATCTACGGCGCTGGCGACCGCGCTCGAACGATCATCCGGATCTTCGAGCGACCAGACCCCGCCGCCAGCGAGGCGACGGAACCCGAGAAGGAATGAGAAGGAAATGGTACTCAAGTACGCAGCAAAGCGGCCGGGCGATGACCTCGACGGTTTGCAGGATCTCGAGGAGCACTTCGTCGAGGTGAGCCCCGAGGACGTCTACGCGGTCGTCCTGATCGGCGCGCACACGATCGTCGAGGACGGCAACGACGGGAGCCGGCAGGCGTCGGTGCGGATCAAGCGCATCGAGCCGGTCTCGGGCGCGGATGCCGAGACCGTGCGGAAGCTGCTCGACAGCCACTACGCGAAGCGGACCGGCAACACGCAGCTCGAACTCGAGGAGCCCGGCACAGCCGAAGCCTCCGAGCTGCCCGTCGACGGCTGGGGCGGTGAGGAGTGATGGCGGCCAAGACCACGGGCGGATTCCGCAAGCGCAAGTACGGCCGCAACCACGCCTACTACCTCGACGATCGCAAGCTCGACGGCGTGACGACGCTCCTCGGGAACGGGCTCCCGAAGCCCGCGCTCGTGAACTGGGCGGGCAACGCGACCGCCGAGTACGCCGTCGACAACTGGGAGGAACTCGGCGAGCTGTCCCTGTCGAAGCGGCTCGACACCCTCAAGAAGTCGCGCTACGCGATCTCCGACGAGGCGAAGCACCGCGGCACCGAGGTGCACGACCTCGCCGAGAAACTCGCCCTCGGGCAGGAGGTCGAAGTGCCGGACGCGATCGCGGGGCATGTCTCCTCGGCGCTGCGGTTCCTCGAGGAGTTCAAGGTCGAGACGCTACTCACGGAGGCGTCGGTCTACCACGAGACCGCGCTCTACGCGGGCACGTTCGACCTGCTGCTCAAGTCCGGTCTTCCGGAGCATGCCGGGAAGGTCGTGCTCGCCGACTGGAAGACGAACCGGACCGGGATCTACCCGGAGACCGCGTTGCAGCTCACGGCGTACGCGAAGGCGACGCGCTACCTCGACCGGGACAAGGTCGAGCACGCCATGGCCGATCTCGGGATCACGGATCTCTGGGCGATCTGGATCCGCTCTGACGGGTACGAGGTGTACCCGATGGAGTTCTCCGACGCGACGTGGAAGGCGTTCGGGCACATCGTGCAGGTCGCGCGCGGCGCGGCGAACCGTGACGTCGCCGACACCTGGAAGGGTGCCGCGCTGCGCCCGTCGGAGGTGACCCGATGAGCACCGAGATCGAACAGGCCGGGCAGTCGATCACCGAGCAGGAGGTCGTGCTCGCCGAGGAACACGGGTCCGATGACCTGCTGCGGTTCGCTCGCGATCTGCAACTCGCGTACAACTTCAGCCGGTCGCTCGTGACGACCCCGTTCGTCCCGCAGCAGTACCAGGGGAACCCGGGTCATGCGGCGGCGGCGATCATGACGGCGCGCGGCGTCGGGATCCTGGATCCGATGACCGCGCTCCGCTCGCTCGACGTCATCCAGGGGACGCCCGCGTTCCGTGCGAACACCCTGCGGGCGCTCGTGCAGCGCGACGGGCACGAGATTTGGGTCGTCGAGGCGAGCTCGCAGCGGGTCGTGATGCAGGGGCGGCGCCGCGGCGACGACCGCGTCCAGGAGTCGATGTGGGACATGGACCGCGCGCGAGCGATGGGTCTGACGAACAAGGACAACTGGAAGAAGCAGCCGCAGGCGATGCTCACCGCTCGAGCGACGTCGGAGCTCGCCCGCCTGATCGCGGCGGACACGATCGCGGGCCTCTACTCGGTGGAGGAGCTCACGGACGGCGCGCAGCCGGCCGAGGCAGCCGAAGCCGCGCCCGCGAAACCGGCGGCGAAGCGGACGATGCGGCGCAAGCCTCCGGCCCCGGCGGTGCCCGCTGCACCGGCACCGCCCGCGCCGAGCGCGGAGCCGGAGCCGGTCGCACCGGATCCGGCGCCGGAGGCCGCCGCGGATCCGGAGTCCGAGGCCGTGGAGCCCGTGCCCGATGAGCCCTCCGCGGAATCAACCGAGACCGCTGAGGCGTTCAAGGGCGACCCGATGAAGCCGACCCCGGAAGAGGCGGCGGAGTGGGGCATGTTGCCGGAGGGATTCGGTAGCTGATGACCGAGTTCACGGCCGAGCAGGTCGAGGGGTGGGTGGCGTCGATGCGGCAGGAGCTCGCGATCGTGCCGCCCGCCCCGGGCGGGGTCCGTACCCCTGACGAGATCCTCTTCGCGCTCGAGCAGGTCGACAGCGTCGCCGCGCAGGCGATCCGTGTCGTGAAGGAGGCGGACAAGGTGCGCGGCGACACCGCCGAGGCGCTGGTGCTCGCCCGGGCGCGGGCCCGGGGCACTGTGCAGGGCAAGACCGAGGCGGAGCGGAGCGCGGCGCTGGATCTCGCAGTCGCCGAGGAGCGCGTCGCGAACACCGCGGCGCAGATCGCCTACCGGTACGCGAAGGATCTCGCGGATCTGGTGGACAGCAGGAAGAGCAGCTTGCAGACGCAGGCGAAGTTGGTGCTCGCGAGCTTCCAGCTCGCGGGCCTCTCGAGGAGGAACTAGGACATGGAGCAACCCCAGACGACGAAGTACGACGCCCAGCGGGGATACCGAGAGGACGAGCTCGCCACCGTGATGCGGGCTCACCAGAGCGGCATCACCGCTGAGGAGTTGGTCGCCGGTGCCGAGCGCGTGCGCACGTTCATGGAGCAGAAGGGCCGCCCGGACTGGGCCGACGTCGCGCAGTTCGCCGACATCACCGCCGAGCGGGACCGGGCCCGCGCCACCGCCGTCCGACTCGAGCAGGAGGTCGCCGCGCACGACGGGGCGCAGGAACTCGCGATGAAGGGCGCACTCCTCCAGGTCCTCCACGAGGCCACGAACTTCGGGAAGCAGGACCTCGCCGCCGTCCGCACCGCGGTCGGTGACGCCGCCAAGAAGTTCGGGATCACGCTGTGAGCCGCCCGAAGAAGCTCGGCGTCCGCGATGTCGTGCGCGTCGACGCCGACCCGAAGCCTTGGCGCATCGACGCACACGACCCGAAGACCGGCACCTTCACCCTCGAGGCGCTGCACTCCACAACGCGCGTCGTCTGGGACGGGGTGCACGAGAGCCGCTGCACACGCTCGGCGGTGTTCGGATGAGGGTCCAGGCCGCGACCTGGGCCGACACGAAGGACCGCGACAACGACCAGTGCGCGCGCTGCTCCACCCGCTACTCGCTGACGCACCAGCACCGCCGCGCGGTCGGCATGGGCGGCTCGCCGACGCCACCGTCGATCGTCGACTCGCTGACCCTCTGCTTCGACTGCAACGGCCGCTGCGAGCGCGACCTGCAAACGATCGCCCTCGCCTACGGGTGGAAGGTACGCCGCTGGGTCGGAGACCCCGGCCGCGTGCCCGTCTTCTACCCCCACCTGCACGGCTGGGCACGCCTCACGAAGGGCGGCGAGGCGCTCCGGATCCACGCGACCGAAGCGGCGCAGATGATGCGCGAGGTCTACGGCCCCGAGTGGGACCAATGGTGCGCCGAGGCCGGCGTGCGAACACCAGAGAGGAAATGAACGAGATGTGGTTCAAGGTCGACGACAGCCTGGCGACGCACCCCAAGGTGCTCGAGGTGGGCAATGCCGCGATGGGCCTGTGGGTGCGCGCCGGTGCATGGTGCGCGCAGCAGCTCACCGACGGCTTCGTCTCGGCCGCTGCCGCCGCGATGCTCGGCACACCGGCTGAGGCGGAGGCGCTCGCCGCCGCCGGCCTGTGGGCGCGGGTGGAGGGCGGGTTCGAGTTCCACCAGTGGGAGGAGAGGCAGCCGTCACGCGCCGATGCCGAGCAGCGGCGCGAGGCAGACCGGGTGAGGAAGGAGCGGTGGCGTGCAGCCAAGGCGGCGAAGCGCGAAACGTCACAGCGTGACGACAACGTGACAGGCGCGGGACAGCATGCGGGACCAACGCGTCTCGAAGACGTCACCGAGACGCCCGCGTCCGCTCTTCCCGTACCCGTACCCGTACCCGTACCTACTAGTAAGTCATCGTCGGAGAACGATGACGCGTCCCGTGCCGACGTCGAACACCTCCTCGACCTCCTCGACGAGGAGCTCACGAAGAACGGCGTGAAGAAGCTCCCCGCCCGGAACAAGAAGAACCGCGACGCGATCCGGCTGATGCTCGACCGCGACGAGATCCCCGCAGACCAGATCGCGGGCGCGATCCGCTGGTGCCAGGCCGACGAGTTCTGGCGGGGCAACATCCTGTCCGCTTCGAAGCTCCGCGAGAAGTACGAAACGCTCCGGCAGCAGGCCGCGCGGGGCCGTCGCGCGCCGGCGGTCCACCAGAACATCGACCTCGCGCTCCGCTACGCCGAGGAGGAACAGCAGAAGGAGATCGAGGGGTGAAGAAGTCAGAGGTCGCGGGCCTGCTCGCGGCAGCCTCCGCATACGACCACCGTCGGGTCGCCGAGGCACACGTCGAGGCGTGGCATGGGCTGCTCGCCGACGTCGCCAAGGACGACGCCTTCGAGGCGATGAGGCGGCACTTCGCGTCGTCGGACCGCTACCTCATGCCGGTGCACATCATCGAGGGCGCGGCGGCGATCCGGCAGGAGCGTGCATGGACGCCGCCGGAGCTCACCGCTGCCGAGCGCACGATCTGCGCGGCCGCGGGGATCCCGGCTGAGGAGTTCGTCGAACGCCGCGACGACGCCGACTGGGTCGCGCACCTGAAGTCGAAGTGGCTGGGGATCGAACCGTGAGCGCCACGGTGACCCCGGACTTCGACGAGCGGGTGCTCGAGCAGCTCGACTTCGCGCCCCGCTGCGAAGTGCTCATCGAACGGAGCCGCTGTGAGAACTCGGCGGCGTTCATCCTGCGCTGCCGGACCTGCGGTGGAGGTGGCGGCCTGATCTGCGAGACGTGCCTCGCGGAAGCCCGGGCGGGCGAAGCAGCCGGGGCCGCGAGACGGCTACGCTGCCGCGCCTGCGGGGCGAGCTTCATCGGACTGGACGAAGGAATCGAGGTGATCCCGCTGTGACCGAATACGAGGACGATGACCCCTGGGGGTCGAGGCCGGCCGCGCCGGTCGGCGGCGAGCGCGTCGCGCCGCACGAGCCCGTCGCTGAGCAGTCCGTGCTCGGCGCCGCGATGCTCTCGAAGCGCGCACTCGCGGAAGTCACCGGCGTGCTGAACGGCGTCGACTTCTACGAGCCGAAGCACGAGACGATCTTCGACGCGATCCTCGAACTCGCCGGGGCCGGGCGAGCGGTGGACGCGATCACCGTCGGCGACCAGCTCACGAGCACCGGACGAATCTCGGAGGTGCCTGACGGGGCGGTCTACCTGCACACGCTGACGTCGATCGTGCCGTCGGCCGCGAACGCCCTCTACTACGCGGAGATCGTGCGCGACCGGGCCGCGCAGCGACGCATGATCGAGTTCGGAGAGAAGGTCGCGACCGCCGGTTACAAGGCGGAGGGCGACCCCGCCGAGCAGATCGAGATCCTCCGCACCGAGATGGAGGGACTGCTCGGGGAGCAAGGAACGAGCATCGCACCGATCTCGCACCGGTGGGAGGCGTTCACCGCGGCCCTCGATGAGGCCCCCGAGTATGTGCCGACGCCGTGGACCGAGATCAACGACATGATCGGCGGGTTCTCGCCCGGTGGGCTCTACATCGTTGGCGCACGACCGGGCGGCGGTAAGTCGAACGCCGGCCTCCAGATCGCTGCGGCGCTCGCCGCATCCGGGCCGGTCGCGTACTCGGCGCTCGAGATGAGCACGGACCAGATGCTCGAACGTCTGGTCGCTCAGGTTGGACAGATCCCGCTCTCGTCGTTGAAGCGGCACGACCTCTCCGCTGGGGAGGCTGCGCAGCTCGGGCTCGCTCATCGACGGATCGACGGGCTGCCGTTGTTCATCGACGAGCGGTCCGGCGTGACCGTGCAGCAGGTGAAGGCATACGCGCGCTCGGTCGCCCGGAAGGGACCGATCGCGGGCGTGGTCGTCGACTACTTGCAGTTGATCTCGTCGCACGACTCGCGCATGAAGGTGCACGAGATGGTGGGCGAGATCGCCCGCCAGTTGAAGGTGCTCGCCGGCGAGCTGCGCTGCCCGGTGATCGCGCTCGCGCAGCTCAACCGCGACTCCGTGCAGGTGAAGGGTCCGAAGGCGCAGCAGACGCAACGGCCGCCCACGCTCGCCGACCTCGCGAAGTCGGACGACATCGGCATGCACGCCGACGTCGTGCTGATGCTGCAACGAAAGCTCGAGTCCGACGGGGAACCCGGTGACGTGCTCGAGATGTACGTCGTGAAGAACCGCCATGGGCGGTCTGGACGCAGGTCGCTGCGGTGGGAGGGCAAGTTCGCCCGCATCACATCGCAGCCGATCGGCATGTTCTGAGGAAGGAACAGAGGAATGGCTATTCAGGAACAGCTCACCGTCGATGTCGCGGCGGTGGCCGTCGACGACGACTACCGCGTGGAGCTCACCCAACTCCGGAAGGTCTGGTCGTACTCACCTGAGCAGGCTCGCGATCTCGCGAACGAGCTCGTCAACGCCGCGGACAACGCCGAGGCCCAGCTCAACGCGCAGGTGGCCGAGATGGGTGCGCGGATGACTGCGGCGACGATCCGCACCGACCTCGGCGAGGTGGTCTTTTGAGCCGCCGGCAGGTGCGCTGCATCCAGGGCAGGTGCACCGAGATCGCGCGCGCCCGAGGCATGTGCTGGTCGCACTACTCGAAAGCACGCAGGGAGGGCACCCTCCCACCCATCACCCCGAAGGCGGCGCCGGTCCAGGCGCCGCCTTCCCCGTCTCTCGGGGAGACCAGGCACCGGCCGAAGCAGCCGTGCGGCCGCTGCGGCATCGACATGCCGGAAGGCGAACGCATCCTGCAGCTCTGCCGCGACTGCCTTTCCGTCATCCCCAGATCGGAGCGACTCGCATGGGCATCATGACCCCCGCATTCGAGCATGGCCCCGTGACCGTGTACCGCGGCGACTGCCGCGAGGTCATGGCCGGACTGCCGGACAACTCGGTCGACGCGATCGTCACGGATCCGCCCTACGAGCTCGGTTTCATGGGCAAGGGCTGGGACTCGTCGGGGATCGCGTACGACCCGGAGGTGTGGGCGCAGGCGTTCCGCGTGTTGAAGCCGGGCGGGCACGCGCTCGTGTTCGGCGGCACCCGCACCTGGCATCGCGTCGCGGTCGCGATCGAGGACGCCGGGTTCGAGATCCGAGACAACATCGCATGGCTGTACGGGCAGGGCTTTCCGAAGTCGCTCGACGTCGCGAAGGCGATCGACAAGATGCGGGTGGAGGACGTCGAGCCGACGCGCGTAATCTGCCGGGCGATCCGTGTGGCGATGGATGCCGACGGTCTGCGATCGCGGGATCTCGTGCAGTACTTCGACGGCTGCCACCCTCGCCTGATCGACCATTGGGCGGCGCGCGACACGGACTCGCAGCCGTCGCTGCCTACGACTGAGCAGTGGGCGACGCTGCAGCGCGTCATCCCGTCGCTGGGGGCCGGGCTCGACGCCGAGGTGCAGCGCCTGAACACACGCAAGGGCACCGCGGGCGATGCTTGGGCTGAGCGCGAGGTGACCGGCACCGTCGAGGCGTGGGAGAACCGCACGAACTTCGCGATGACGACCCGCGACGGGATCGCCCGCGATGCCGCCCGCGAGGGGACCGCCGCCGCGGAGTGGGAGGGCTGGGGCACCGCGTTCAAGCCTGCGCACGAGCCCGTGATCGTGGCTCGGAAGCCGCTCGAGCGCGGCCTGTCGGTCGCGCAGAACGTCTTAAAGTGGGGCACGGGGGCGTTGAACATCGACGCCGGCCGGATCGGCTCGGAAAGCACGATCCGTGCCCGTACGGGTCAGGACTTCGGGATCCTGAATGACGACGGCTGGACCCCGACTGCTGGAAAGAATGGCAGCGAGTCGGGCCGTTTCCCGGCGAACGTGATTCTGGACGAGTCGCAGGCGGCCGAGCTTGACCGGCAGACGGGCACCCTCACCTCGGGGAAGCTCGCCGCGCACCATGCCCGCGCGCCGAAGGACGCCGGGATCCTTGGCTCGTACGGCAGCGCGGAGGGCGAACGCGGCTTCGGCGACTCGGGCGGTGGGTCGCGGTTCTTCTACGTCGCGAAGGCCGGCCGCGACGAGCGCCCCGTGGTCGACGGCCACCAGCACACGACCGTGAAGCCACTGGCGTTGATCCGCTACCTGCTCCCGATCGTCTCGCGACCGGGCGGCCGAGTGCTCGACATGTTCGCGGGCTCGGGAACGACGGGCGAGGCGTGCGTGATCGAGGGCTTCGAGTGCGTGTTGATCGAGCTCGATGAGGACGGCACGCACATTCCTCTGATCGAGAAGCGGCTCGGGAAGCCGCACCAGCAGACCCTGTTTGGAGCATTCGAATGAGCATCCAGTTCCTCGACTTCTTCGCCGGATTCGGCGGCGCATCCTCCGGCCTCGTCGAAGCCGGCTTCGAACTCGTCACCGCCTACAACCACTGGGACAAGGCGATCGCTGTGCACTCCGCGAACCACCGCGACGCTGACCACGTGCAGGGCGACCTCTCCGGCTACGACATGCGCCGCCTCCCGTGGGCGCCGATGCTCTGGGCCTCGCCCGAGTGCACCTGGCACTCGCCCGCCGGCGGCCGGAAACGCGCGAAGGCGACCGGCCCGACGCTGTTCGGCGACGACCCGCTGCCCGCCGACGCCGGCGTGCGCTCCCGGGCGACGATGTTCGACCCGATCCGCGCCACCGAGGCGCGCAGCTTCGACGTCATCGTGATCGAGAACGTCGTCGAGGTCGCCTCCTGGCCGCTATTCGAGTCGTGGCTTCGCATGTGGGAGGCGCTCGACTACCGATGGAAGGTCGTCAACGTCAACGCCGCGCACGTGTACGGGCCGACGAACCCGGCCGCGGGGCAGTGGCGAGATCGCATCTACATCGTGCTCACGAAGAAGGGCATGCGGGAGCCGCGCCTCGAGCCGTCTCCGCCGGCGTTCTGCGCGCAGTGCGACGCGATCGTGTCGACGCGGCAGCACTGGAAGAAGGCGGCGCCCGCCGGCGCCCCGCGGTTCGGGAAGTACGGCACCCAGTACGTCTACGTCTGCGACGCCGGCCGACACGCGCTGCAGGTCGTCGAGCCGTTCGTGCTCCCCGCCGCGGCCGTCATCGACTGGTCGGATCTCGGGATCCGGATCGCGGACCGCGGAAAGCACGGGCTCAAGCCGCTCGCCGCGGCGACGATGCGGCGGATCGAGATGGGCCTGCGCATGTTCGCCCGCCCGCCGATCGTGGCCGGCGCCGGGCAGACCTGGGACGCCGCGAACCCGCGGCATCCGCGCTTCGGCGAGCTTGACGGCTACTACCGGGCGTGGGACTCGGCTGCGCCGCTGAACGCGCGCCAGGCTGGCGGATCCGGTGACGGCTTCGCGATCCCGCCGCACATGATCGCGGTGAACCACGACGGCGACGGCCGTGCGCGGATGCTCGACAGCGGGCCGCTCCCGACGCGCAGCACGAAGATCGGAGACGGGCTCGTGTTCCCGCCGTACGTCACCCACCACTACGGCGATGGCGGCGGGCGCAGCGGCGACCGTCGAGTGAGCTCGGTCGAGAATGCGCTCGGGTCGATGACGACGACCATCTCGCAGGGCATCGCCGTCCCGCCGTTCCTCGCCGAGTTCTACGGCACGGGGACCGCGGCGCCCATCGGCGCGCCGGTCGGCGCGATGTCGACCGCTCCGCACCACGGGCTCGCGGTCCCGCCCGAGGCGTTCATCTCGAAGCACCACGGCGGTCTCGACTATGCCCGCATCGAGCACATGAACAAGAGCACGGGGGAGCCGTTGCCGGCGATGGTGACCTCACCGAACGTGTCGCTCGTCGTCCCGGAGCGGAAGCGCCCGGCCGAGGTCTACGACGGCGAGCTGCCGTTCGACATCGACGAGGTGCGGTTCCGGATGCTCGGCCCGACTGAGCACCTGCGCGCGCAGCGATTCGCGGAGGGCTACGACACGTCGGCCGCGAACAAGAGCGAGACGACGAAGGGCGCCGGCAACGCGGTCGCGGTGAACGTCGCGCACTGGATCGGCGACGAGATATCGGCGGTGCTCGCATGACCGCCGAGGAGATCCGCCGCGCTGTCCAGAGCCTGCGCAACGTCGGCGGCGTCTACGAATACGTCGCCGCCTGCGTTGAGCACGACAACCGGCCGCGGCTCTCGGTCGCTGTTGAGGCCGCCTCGGGCGCGCGGCTCCTGCCGGACACGGACCCGAGCGAGACGAGGCGCCAGTGGACGTCGTGGATCGCCTACCAGGCTGCGGACCCGGACCAGCGGGCGAAGTTCCCGATCTTCGCCAGTGTCGCTGCCGAGATCCGGATCGAGGCCGCCCCGTGACGGCCCGCCGAGCGTCCGCTGTCCGGCTGCTGCTTGTCGTGCTCGTGCTCGCCTGCCTCGTGCTCGCGTACGTCGCGGGCGCGCTGCTGTCTCCGCGCACCGTCGACCGGGTCGAGATCGTCCCGGCGTCCGGCCCCGCGATCCCGGCCGTCACGACGACCCCGTACTGCGGCGGCTGGGAGATCCAGCCGCCGCCCCAACCCCTGTACGTCGGCGCGACCGTCGACGCCTGAACGAAGGAGAACCCCATGACCACCGATCCCTCCCGCCGAGCCGGGCGTCGCGCCGTGAAGCGCGCGCTCGCCGCCGCCGCGATCGCCGCCTCGCTCGTGCTGACCGGGTGCGGCTTCGAAGACCCCGGCACGGAACTGCCCGCGTCCGGGCTGAAGCAGCGCACGGCCACCCTCGAGGACGGCCGGAAAGTCGTCTGCCTGACCTGGAAACGCGCGAACGCGGGTGGAATGTCGTGCGACTGGGCTGGAGCGAAGCGATGACCGCGCGGAAGGTGATCACCGCCCCCGAGCAGGAGGCCGACCTCCCGTACGGCACTGTCGTGCTGCTCGCCGACGGCTACGCGGCGCAGCTGTCCCACTGGTCACCGGGCCGGCGCTGGCATCGCGTCGACTCCACGTACATGACCGCGTTCAACGAGACCGTACTGCCCGCCCTGGTGCTCTACGAGCCCGACGACTCCGCGAACGCAGCCGAGCGTCAGCGAGAGTGGCAGGGAGAAACTCGATGAGCTTCGGTCAGACGCGGGTGCGTTCCCGGATCTCGTCCGAGTGCTTCCGCAGCGCGGAAAGGACCGCGCCCCGGATGATGGCCCACAGGATCCAGAGCCAGATGATCGTGAAGAAAAGCCAGACGGCGATCGTGAGGACCCAGGCGAGGGTCGTGTCCGGCATGAGGGGATTGTTCATGGCGCCAGGATATCGGCCCGAAAGACCGCGATATGGAGGTTCCGATGCAGGCTGAGCAGTCCCGCACGGAGTGGCTCGAGTGGCACCTCGCGCAAGTCCCGTTCCAGGTCCTCCACATGCGCGAGCTCGCCGAGCACACCGTGCGCGCGCAGGACACGTCCGCGGTCGTCGTCGACGGATCCGGGGAGAAGGCCCGGCTCCCGTTCAACGCCTCCGCCGCGGACGACGCCGACCTCCTCTACGCCACCCTCGTGCTCTTCGCTCAGGAGGTGCAGGAACGCACCGGAAACCCCGCCCCACGCCCCGTACGCGCACGACAATGGCGCGGACGGGACGAAGTGCAGGGGCTCCCGTCCTGTCGCCCTGACGAGGCGTTCGCGCTCTCCACCGAGATCGTGCGCTACCTCACCGCATCCGCCCACCAGATCGCGCGCGACGGCGGACTGCACGACGCCCCCGAGCAGCTCGTCGACACCATCCGCAAGATGCGAGGACGCTACCCGCGCGCCGAGCCCGAGTTCAAGGCGTACCGGCCCCGGCCCTGCACCACCTGCGGCGAGCGCACCGTGCTCCCGCTATGGGGCGCCGACGGCCTTGCCGGCGCCCGCTGCGACACCTGCGGGCAGACATGGCAGCCACCCGACCGCGCCGAGGCAACGTGACCCCACTCACGTACCGCGAGGCAGCCTCCCGCGTCCGCCGCTCGATCCGCACGATCAAGCGGTGGAGGCGGGAGGGCATGCCGATGACCTTCGACCAGCAGGGGCGCCGCATCGTCGAGGAGCGCGTCCTACTCGCCGAGCTCCGGCGCCGGCTCCACGCCGACCCCGTCCACCAGCAGCGGATCCGCGCCATGACTGGCGACACGCCGCAAGACACCCTGCTTGACCAGCTCTCGGTGTCACCCCCTACATTGAGAGTCGAGTAAGTGGGCCAGGCAGCGAAAGCACCTGGCCCTTTCTCATTCCTTCCGAAGTCGAGCGCGGGGCCCCACGTTGCGCGCAGGCCCCGCGCTCGACTGCACTATCGTGAACGCCATGTACGGCGCACGTCTCGAGCGATGGAGCAAGGTCACCGAGTGGCCGCTCACCATCGCCGCCCTCGCGTTCTTCGTCGCGTACGCCGTGCAGATCATCGTCAGCCCGGACGGGCCGCTCGGCAGCGCCGCCGAGGCCGTCATCTGGGTGACGTGGGCCGTGTTCCTCATCGACTACCTCGCACGCCTCGCACTCGCCGAGCACCGGTGGCGCTGGTTCTACCGGCACCTGCTCGACCTCGCGATCGTCGCGCTCCCCATGTTGCGCCCGCTGCGCCTCATGCGGTTCCTCACCGTCATAGCGCTCGTGCAGCGCGGCGCCGGAAGCATCCTCCGCGGCCGCGTCATCATCTACACGATCGGTGCCGCCGCCCTCACAATCCTGATCGCCGCCCTCGCGGTCCTCGACGCCGAGCACGGCGAGGGCAACATCGACACCTTCGGCGACGCCCTCTGGTGGGCGTTCGTCACGATGACGACCGTCGGCTACGGCGACTTCTACCCCGTCACCCTCACCGGCCGCATCGTCGCCGCCGGCCTCATGGTCGGCGGCATCGCCCTGATCGGCGCCGTCACCGCGACCCTCGCATCCTGGATCGTCGAGAAGGTATCCGACGAAGCATCGAAGAGCGCGGCCGCGACCGCCGACCAAGTCGAACAGCTCCGCTCCGAGCTCGCCGAGGTGAAGGCCCTCCTCGAGGAGCAGCGCAAGCCATAGCAGGAGGAGGTCGCATGTCCTCCGACCTCATCCACTCCGGCGCCTATCAGTCGATGCGCACGGCCCTCAAGGCGGCGTGGCGTCGCGTCAACGCGCCCTGCTGGTTCTGCGGGCAAGCCACGATCGACTGGGACGGCGAGAAGAACGAGCCCGACAGCTTCGAGCTGCAGCACATCATCAGCCGCAAAGACGCGAAGCGGATGGGCCGCCCCGACCTCATCATCGACCCCACCAACGCTGCTCCCGCGCACTGCCGTTGCAACCGCAGCGCAGGCGCGCGCGCACCACGCCCCGGCATCGGGGAAACCACAGAGGAGTTCTGACCATGAGCCGACGCATCACCCCCAAAGACGGCCCACTCGCGGGCAAGACGTACCTCGTCCCCGAAGGCATCGACCACATCGACGCCGAAGGCGGACGCTACCGCCTCGCCAAGACCACCGCGAAGTGGATCCCCACGAAGGCTGCGAGCACCGACGTCGCGAAGACCGACGAGCCCAAGGCCGACTGATGAACGAGACGCCTCACCTCGCGAAGAGCTACAAGATCAGCGGACGTTACCTCGCGATCGACGGCGTGGCCTTCCCGTTCCTCATCCACGAGGACGGACCCCGCATCGAGCCAGCCTTCGACGGCATGCTCACCACGCTCTGGGTCCCGATCATCATCGACAAGCCGTGCCCGAACCTCGGCGCACCCGAGGGTGCCACTCCGATACAGATCGAAGAGATCGAGGCACCGAACGGCGAGCGCTGGTCGATCGAGCACCATGACCACAAGCCCGTGCAGCATCGCGACGGGCTGCCTCCGTGGTGCAACGCATGCGGGTTCACTACCGACTGGACGCACCACACCCAGCTTCGCCGCCAGGGGTAGGGGCGTCTCAATCTCTGGCACCTGAGATCACGATCAAGTTCGCCGGCAGTGATTTCCCCTATCGGGGGTGAGTTCGTCCGCGGATGCCGTGTCCGCGTCCGCAGGATCGGGGGTGCATCGTGGCGATGACACCCGAGGAGCGACGCGCGAAAGACGCTGAACGGAAGCGGATCGCACGCGCGAAGGCCACCGAGCAGCGCGAGCTCGCGAAGACCGAGCAGCGGACGGGCAACGCGTCCGCCGCGCCGACCACGATGCGCGACGCGGTCGACGAGTCGCTGCGCGCGATGAAGTGGCTCGTGCCATCCGATCTCGCATCGCAGGTCCAGGCCCGCGAGCTCGCGCGCACTATCGACGAGCTCACCCACGCGGGCGAGGACGCGAAGGCGCTCAGCGCGCACCGGGCGCTGTCCCGCGTGCTGTCCGACCTCGGCGGCACCCCTCAAGTTCGACTGCAGCGCGAGCTGCGCTCGCTCCGGCGAGCACCGGATCCGGAGGGGGACGATGAGCGCGCCGACTCGACCCGCCCGCCGGCGGGGATCCTCTCAGAGTTCAAGCGCCCGGCGAAGCGGGGCACGTAGGCGGAAGCTGTACGGCTGCCAGACGCCGCGCATCTTCACGCCGCCGCTGCGCGAGCTCACGCCCGAGACGTCGCTCGGCTTCGATGTCGTCGAGTTCTGGGACTGGATGCGGAATCGTCTCGAGGAGCTCGACGCGAATCGCGCGCCCGACGACGACATGGACTACCTCGGCCTGCTGCCGCGCTCGCTCGAGTGGCAGCGGTGGCTGCTGATCCACGCCCTCGAGCTCCTCGACGAGCCCGGCGCGATCTTCCGCTTCCGCACGGTGCTGCTGCTCGTCGCCCGGCAGAACGGCAAGTCGACGCTCCTCACCGTGCTGATCCTGTGGCGCATGTTCCAGGACGGCGCGAAGATGACGCTCGAAACGCACGCCTCGATCGACCACGCGCTCGCCGCATGGCAGGAGGCCGTCGCGGTCGCCGAAGCGATCCCTGAGCTCGCCGACGAGATCGCGAAAAAGCACGAGGGCAAGGGCTCCGTGCTGCTGCAGCTCGACGCTCAGGAGACGTTCAAGATCGCGACGGCGAACCGCCGTGGCGGCCGCGGCTACCGCGGCGACCTCGTCATCTTCGACGAGCTACGCGAACACCACGACTGGCGCGCATGGTCGGCGACGTCGAAGACCACGCTCGCCCGCCGACGCGCGCAGGTGTGGGGCGTCTCGAACGCGGGCGGCCTCGAGTCGGTCGTGCTGCGCCACCTCCGTGCTGGCGCGATCGCGAGCATCGAGGGGAAGCATCCCGAGGACATTCCGCCCGAGCTGCTCGATCAGCTCGACCTCGACTCGACCGGCTTGTTCGAGTGGTCGGCCGGCACGGTCGACGGCACGGAAGATGGGCAGCTCGTCGGCCGCTGGGACCGCGAGGGGTGGGCGCGCGCCAATCCGTCGCTCGGGTACACCGAGCTCGACGAGCGTGCGATCGCCGCTGCGGCGAAGGACGACCCCGAGATCGAGTTCCGCACCGAGGTGCTCTGCCAGTTCGTCAACACGGCGAAGGCCGGCCCGTTCCCGAACGGCTCATGGACGGCGCTGCTCGACAGCAAGGCCGACCGTGAGGCGCGCGGCGTCACCCGCGACCGGGCGCGCACCGCCTGCTACGGCGTCGACATGTCGCACGACCGCACGATGGTGTACGTCGCGCTCGCGTTCTGGGACACCGAGGGCCGGATCCGCGGCGAGATCGTCGCGCACCGCGCGGGCCCCGACTGGGTGATCCCGTGGCTCAAGTCCCCGCAGCGCAAGGTGAAGCCCGAGCACGTCGCGTTCCAGCGACGCGGCGCCCCGATCTCCTCCCTCTGGAAGGACTTCGAGGACGCCGGTCTCGTCGTCCACCCGTGGGGCGAGTCCGAGCTTGCCGGCTGGCACGGCAAGACGTTCGACCTCGTGAAGCGCGGCGCCGCCGACGAGGCTCCCGCGGGTGAGACGCCCGAGGAGTTCCGTGCGCGCGTCGGCTTCTCGCACGGCGTGCAGCCGCTGCTCGACTCCGCGGCGACCACCGCGCAGATCAAGGCCGTGGGCGACGGCTGGGTGATCGACCGGAAGGCGTCACCGGTCGACGCCGCGCCGCTGCTCGCGATGATCGCGGCCGTCGGCCTGCTGCTCACCAACCCTCAGCCGACCACAGAGTCGGCATACGAAACGCACGACCTGATGGTCGTCTAACGAAGGAGGCCGCCCGTGGGCGCGTACCGCCGTCTCGTCGTCCACCGCCAGGTGCTCGTGAACCTCGTCAACGGCCAGGCCGTGCAGGGCGTTCTCGTGCGCCAGCGCGGCCCGCTGCTCTTCGTCGCGAACGCGACCCTGCTCGAACCCGACACCGAACCGACGCCGCTCGACGGCGAGATCGTCATCGAGCGCGACCGCGTCGCGTTCGTTCAGGCGCTCTGAGAGGAGGCATCGTGGCATTCGCTGTCTCTGGCGGTTCGCTCCGCAGCACCGCGAAGGCGCCCAAGCCGGGCGGCTACAGCCTGCAGCTCGCCCCTGATCTCGCGTTCACGTACGCGCAGATTTGGCGGAAGCAGCCCGAGGTGCGCACCGTCGTCGACTTCCTCGCACGCAACATTTCGCAGTTGTCCCTGCACACGTTCCGCCGCCTCGGCGAGACGGACCGGGAGCGGCTGCGCGACCACCCGCTCGCGCAGCTCCTCGCGAACCCGAACCCGGAGACGACGCCCTACCGCCTCATGCGGTCGCTCGTCTCTGACCGTGGCATCTTCGACTGCGCGTACTGGGCGAAGCTCGGCGACGGCGGCCTGCAGCGGCTCCGCCCGCAGATGGTGAAGCCCGTCGGCGAGGACTGGATGACGATCTCGCACTTCGAGGTGAAGGGCGACCGCGGCAAGATCGAGATCCCGCGCGAGCAGGTCGTCTACTTCCGCGGCTACAACCCGGAGGACGACCTCACCGGGGTGTCTCCGATCGAGTCCATCCGGCAGATCCTGTCCGAGTCCTACCAGGCGAGCCGCATGCGCGAGCAGGTGCTGCGCAACGGGGCCCGGATCTCGGGCTACCTCGAACGCCCCGCCGCCGCTCCGGCATGGTCGGCGCCCGCGCGCGATCGGTTCAGCCAGGGGTGGCGCTCGCAGTACGCCGGGCACACCGCGCTCGAGGCTGGCGGCACGCCGATCCTGGAGGACGGGATGACGTTCAAGGCGGCCGCGCAGAACGCGGTCGACCTGCAGTACGTCGAGGCCCGCATGCTCACCCGCGAGGAGGTCGCGGCGGCGTTCCATATCCCGCCGCCGATGGTCGGCATCCTCGACAAGGCCACGTTCTCGAACATCCAAGAGCAGCACAAGATGCTGTACCAGGACACTCTCGGGCCCTGGCTGCAGGAGATCCAGCAGGACATTGCGCTGCAGCTCATCCCCGACTTCGACGACACCGAGAACGTGTACGTCGAGTTCAACCTGCAGGAGAAGCTGCGCGGCAGCTTCGACGAGCAGGCCGCGCAACTGCAGTCCTCTGTCGGCGCGCCGTACCTCACCCGCAACGAGGCGCGCGCCCGTGCGAACCTCCCGCGGGTCGAGGGCGGCGACGAGCTCGTCGTGCCGCTGAACGTGCTCGTCGGCGGCCAGGCGTCGCCGACGGACTCGGGCACGCAGAACCTCCGCGCCGCACCCCGGCACGGGGTGAAGAGCGCTCGGCGGTCGGTGAAGTCGAGCGACGTCGAGACGACGCCGCATGTCCGCGCGGCTGCGCAGGTGCTCGCGAAGTTCTTCGCCCGGCAGCGCGACGTAGTCATGAGTCGGCTCGGCGCGAAGGCCGCGGCCGAATGGTGGGACGAGGACCGCTGGAACGACGAGCTCACCGTCGACCTGTTCAAGCTCGCCGCCACGACGGCGACCGAGCTCGGCCGCGAGCAGGCGAAGGCGCTCGGCTTCGAGCCTGGCGACTACGACGAGGACCGCACGCTCGCGTTCCTGCAGTCCGTCGCGAAGTCCCGAGCCGAGGCGATCAACTCGGCGACGCTCGCGCAGCTCGAGGAGACGCTCGGCAGCGACGAGCCGGATCCCGGTCACGTCTTCGACCAGGCGATCGAGAACCGCACCGACACGGGCTCGACCGCGCTCGTCACCGCGCTGGCTGGCTTCGCGGTCATGGAGGCCGGGAAGCAGCTCGTCGGCTCCCGAGCTGAGAAGACCTGGCTCGTCACGTCCGGGAATCCCCGCCCGGAGCACGCCCTCATGGACGGCGAGACCGTCCCCATCGAAGACAACTTCTCGAACGGCGCCAAGTGGCCCGGCGACCCGGTGCTTGGCGCCGACGGGGTCGCCGGCTGCTCGTGCGAGGTCGAGGTCACCTACTAGGAGGCACCCGATGAAGACCAAGACCGCGATCCTCGCGACCACCCGGCTCAAGGCCGGGCCAGAGGACGGACTCGAGGAAGGCCAGTTCGTCGTCTACCCGAGCACGTTCACCCGCACGCCCGACGCCTACGGAGACGTCGTCGCGCCCGGGGCGTTCGCCGAGGGGATCCAGGCGCGGAAGGATCAGGGCGCGGTGCTGCCCGGCCTCTTCGGGCACCGCATGGACGACCCCGACTTCTACGTCGCGTATGCGATCGACGAAGGCGAGGACGAGCACGGCTGGTGGGTCAAGGGGCAGTTCGAGCTCGACGACCCCAAGGCCGCGAAGGTGTACCGCCTCGTGAAGGGGCGTCGCCTGCGCGAGCTCTCGTTCGCGTACGACGTGCTCGACGAGGGCGCGGTGCAGCTCGACGACGGCCAGAAGGCCAACGAGCTGCGCAAGCTCGACGTCCACGAGTTCAGCTTCGTGCCGATCGGCGCGAACCGAGACACGTCGGTCGTGGCGGTGAAGTCGATCACCGACCACCTCATGACCGACCTCAAGGCCGGCCGAGCGATCTCGGCCAAGAACGAGGACGAGCTGCGCACCGCGCACGAGGCCATCGGCCGCGTGCTCGCGGCGCTCGACTCCGACTCGAACGACGACAGCAGCAAGGCCCGCGGAAGCGAACCGGCCAAGGACGAGGAGCCCGACGCGGCCAAGTCCGAGGAGCCCACGCGCGCACCGTCCGCCCGAGCGCTGGCGCATCAGATCGAGCTCGCGTCCAGCGAGCTCGAGTTCACCACCCTCTGACCCAAAGGAGACACCCCATGAGCGAGCAGCTCAAGGACCAGATGCGCGCGGCTCTCAAGTCGGCGCGCGACATTGCGGCGAAGGCTGAGGCCGAGAACCGCGACATGACCGAGGACGAGGTCACCGACGCGGCGACCCACCTCAAGGCGTACGAGGCGGCGAAGGCCAGCTTCGCGAAGGCGCAGGAGGGCGCGGACCTCAAGGCCGCGCTCAAGTCGATCGGCGACGAGCTCGGGCTCGAGAAGAACGAGGACCGCCCCGGCGCGTCCGACTTCATCGTCCCCGGCAAGAAGTCGCTCGGCGCGCTGTTCGTCGAGTCGGCCGCCTACCTCGGCCTGATGAAGGAGCACAACGGCCGCGCTCCCGGCGACCGCGCCCGCGTCCAGTCCCAGCCCCTCGGCGTGAAGTCGCTCCACGGCACCCGCCGTAAGGGCCTCGTCACCGGAGCATCGGACACCTCGGCCGGCGCGTTCGTCAACACGGACATCACCGGCATCTTCGAGGCGCTCGGCCGTCCGAAGCTGACGATCCGCGACCTGATCTCGGTTCGCCAGACCGAGTCGGACACCGTCGAGTTCGTGCGCCAGACCACGCAGCCCACCTCGGCCGCGCCGGTCCCGGAGGCGACGAGCGCCGCGGGCCCGACCGCACCCGCCGACGGCGGCGCGCTGACGCCCGTCGCGGGCGGCGGTTACAAGCCCGAGGGCAGCATCGCCTTCGAGAAGGTCACCGCGACCGTGAAGACGATCGCCGAGTGGATCCCCGCGACGAAGCGCGGCATCGCCGATGCCTCGCAGCTCCGCGGCCTCATCGACGACGAGCTCATGGCGGACCTCGCCCGTGTCGAAGAGGACGAGATCCTCAACGGCACCGGCGCCGGCGAGCACCTGACCGGCATCCTCGAGACGCCGAGCATCCAGGCGCAGGCGTGGTCGGCGACCGTCGCCGAACTCGACCCGCTGCTCGAGACCACGCTCAAGGCGCGCACCAAGGTGCTCACCGTCGGGCGGGCGAACCCGACCGGCTACGTCCTGAACCCGCTCGACTGGGAGCGGATCCAGCTCGCGCGCCTCGCGAAGAACCCGCAGAACGAGGCCCTGACCGCGGGTGTCCCGACGCTGCACGGCCTCCCGGTCGTCGAGTCGGAGTCGATCGCGGTCGGCACCGGCCTGATCGGCGACTTCGCGAAGGCGGTCCTCTGGGACCGCGAGGAGGCGACGATCAGCGTCACCGATTCCCACGCGGACTTCTTCATCCGCAACCTCGTCGCCGTGCTCGCCGAGGAGCGAGTCGCGTTCGGCGTCACCCGTCCGAAGGCGTTCGTCGAGATCGACCTGACCGCCTAGGCCGAGAGGGGATCACCGTGGCGAGCTGCCGAGTATGCGGTGCCGGGCACGCAGCATGCGGGCCGCGAACCACGGTGGTCCCCGTCGACCACCGAGTCACGACAGAGAAAGGGCGCACCATGCCGCTCAAGCGATACAAGGTGACGGAGCGCGTCGGACGCAGCGACGTCGAAACGATCATGAAGCTCACCGAGGAGGAGGCCGCGCGCCTCGGCGTCGAGGAGTACGTCAAGGACGCTCCGAAGCGGCGCACGACCGCACGCTCTGGCGCGAAGCCGTCGGGCGCGAAGGGCGCGAAGCCGGCAGCCAACAAGGCGCGCAAGCCCGCAGCCAACAAGGCGCGCAAGCCCGCAGCCAACAAGGCCGCTCCCGCGGGCGACAAGCCCGCCGATCCGGCGCCCCCGGCGACGGAAACCCAGAAGCCGGCCGGCGGCGTCGAAGACGCTTCCGACCCCGACGCGAGCGAGTAAGGGAGGCGGCGGCGATGGCTGACACCACCGACATGTTCGCGACCCCGGCCGACATGGCCGACCGGTCGGGCGGCACCATCGCCGCCGAGCACCCCTTCCTCGAACGCGAACTCCGTGCCGCGACGCGCTCGATCCGCAACCACTGCGGATGGCACATCGCGGGGAAGCACATCATCAAGCACCGGCGGCGCGGCCGCTTCTCGGCCGAGGTGTGGCTGCCCGCGATGCGCATCGAGTCGATCGAGAGCGGCACCATCGACGGCGCGGCGATCAACCCGGCGCTCGTCGACTTCGACGAGGACACCGGGTGGACGCCGCTCGTCGGCCGCGCGGTCGACGTGACGTTCGTCGCAGGCTTCGACCCGATCCCCGAGGATCTCGTGACGCTCACGCTCGAGCTCGCCGCGGGCGCCCTCGGATCCCCGCTCGGCATCAGCCGCGAGCAGGCCGGCGGCGTCTCGGTGACGTTCACTCGCACCTCGGGCGCGCTGCTCATCGGCCCCGGCGGGCCGGACGAAGCGCGCCTCGCGCCCTACCGGCTCGGGGTGCTCCCGTGATCGCCGGGCTCACCTCGCGGCACACGCTCGTGCGCGAGCGCCCCGCGATGGTCGACGACGGCCGAGGCGGCCAGGAGGCCGACTTCTCGGCCGCTGTCGGCGTCGAGCTCAAGGGCTGGGCGCTCGACGCCGGAGCGACGACGCGCGACGCGCAGAACCGCGATGCGGCGTCGATCGTGTGGACCGCGCGCGGCCCGTTCTCCGCCGACGTCGAGCGGCACGACCGCATCGTCGTGTTCGGCGAGCAGTTTCAGATCGACGGGGACGTCGTGCGGCAGCCGGGCCCGAGCGCCCTCACGTCGCACACGATCCTCCTCCTCAAGAAATGGGTGGGCTGATGGCTACTGGCATTCGCATCAAGATCAACCCGGCCGGCCTCCGCGCCGTGCTGCAGTCGCCCGAGGCGCAGGCACTCCTCAAGGAGCATGCCGAGGCGATCGCGGAAGAGGCCGGCGACGGCTTCGAGGCGCGCGTGCAGGTCGCCGAGGGCTCGTCGAAGCTCGGCCGCGCGATGGGGTACGTCACGACGGCGACCCCGCAGGCGCGGAAGCGGCAGGCCGAGGACGCCGTGCTGCAGCGCGCAGTGAACGCTGGGCGGTGACCATGCCCGAGCTGCTCATCCCCGCCGACCCCGAGGTCGCGGCGATCGTCGAACTCAACGCGGCGTTCCCCGAGACGCGGTTCGCAGGCGTCGCGGTCGGCACGAAGCTGCCCACCGCCGACCCGAAGCCGCCGCAGTTCGTCCGCGTGACGACGGCGGGCGGCGGCGAGCGCGACCTCGTCACCGACCGGCCGATGCTCGTGCTCGACGGCTTCGCTGTGCGGGAGCAGGATGCCCGCGACCTCACCGCGTTGGCGCTCGGCATCCTGCAGCGCGCCGGCCGCGCGGGCGAGCTCGGCGGCGTCCCCTGCTATGGGGTCGCCGTCGGCGGGCTCCCCGCGAACCTCCCGCACTCCGCGGTGCCGACCCACTTCCGGTTCACCGCGACAGCCTCCGCCGATCTCCGCAGAACGACGGTCTAGGTTCCCCACCCACCCATGACGCCCGGCAACCGCCGGGCGTTTTCCATTCCTGCCTGAAAGGGGCACCCCGCTATGAGCGTGGAATCCAAGAACGTGTTCGTCGGCGCGCCTGATCAGAAGGTCACCGGCGCGATCCTGAGCGGACCCGAGACCGACATCATCCCGGAGACGATCGACGACTTCATCTTCACCGCCCTCAAGGACTCGGGCTACGTCAACGAGGACGGCGTCGTCATCACGCCGTCGGAGTCGACCGAGTCGATCAAGGACTGGTCCCTCAAGACCATCCGCAAGGTGCTGACCGAGTTCGAGAGCACCCTCGCGTGGACGCACCTCGAGCTGTCGCGTGGCTCCCTCGAAACCTACATGGGCGAGGACAACGTCGAGGTGACCCCGGCGACCGCGGCCAAGGGCACGCTCACGCGCGCCGCGATCGCGGGCGAAGAGCGCCCGACGAAGGCGTGGTACTTCAAGATCAAGGACGGCGCCCGCCGCGCCCTGGTCTTCGTCCCGCACGGCCAGGTGACCGAGCGCGGCGAGATCCCGCTCACCGCATCCGGCGCCGTCACTCTGCCGGTCACGCTGTCGACCTACCCCGACGCGGCCGGCAAGAACATCTACATCTACACGGACGACGGCGTCGTCTCGGCGTAGCGCAGACCAGAGCGCCCGGACGACTGGGGAACCCGTCCGGGCGCTCTGCTATCCCCATCGGTTCCCCGACCCCAGACCAGGAGGTTCCCCCGTGGTATTCGAAGTCCCGGCGTCCAAGGCGTCGATCAAGCAGAACCAGTTCCAGTTCAAGCTGCCCGACAGCAAGAAGACCTACACCCTGCCGAAGATGCAGTACATCAGCTCCGACATTCGCGAGCGGATGCAGCGCACCTCGGTCACGCTCAAGGCAGCGATCGACGCGGGCGTCGAGCCGGACCCAGCCGACGCGCTCGAAGCGTCCAAGATCCAGCGCGAGCTGTTCGAGCGGTACGCGCCCGGCCTGTATGAGCTCGTGACCGACGACCAGATCCGTGCGATCCAGGAGGCGTGGCAGGAGGCGTCCTCCATCGAGCTGGGGGAATCCTCGCCCTCTGCCGACTGATCGACCGGCACGGCAACGCGATCGAGTACGACCTGCTCATGGCGGGTCGATCGCTCGACGATCTCGGCTACTCGCTGTCGTGGCGCGACCTGCAGGTGCTCGTCAAGCGATGGCAGCGCACGCCGGGCACAGCGACGTGCGAGTCGGTTCAGGGCGTCGAACACTGGACGGTCACCGAGCAGCTGCTCGCGACCGCCATCGACGCCCTGAACACCGGCAACTGGCAGCGGGGCCAGAACAGGAACAGCCCGAAGCCGAAGCGGATCCCGCGCCCGTGGGAGCAGTCGCAGAACCAGCGCCTCGGCTCGGACCCGATCCCACTCCACCAGTTCAACGACTGGTGGGACAAGAACGCGAAGCCCCGGCCCGGCCGGTAGAGCAGGAAGGGGCGTCCCGCCATGTCTTCGACCACCGGAGTGGAGCTCCTGACCGCGTGGGTGCGCCTCGTGCCCACCTTCGAGAACGTGACGCAGAACGTCGTGACCGCGTTCGCGCCCGCCGCGAAGGAAGCCGAGAAGTCGGGCGACAAGGCCGGCAAGGGGTGGAGCAACAAGGCGAAGGCGGCGATGGCCGGAGGTGCCGTCGCCGCCGGCGCTGTCGCCGCGTTCAAGGGCCTGTACGACGTCGGCGCGATCTTCGACGACGTCACCGACACCATCCGCACCGGCACCGGCGCGCAGGGTGCCGCACTGGACGGCCTCGTGGACGTCGCGAAGAACGTCGGCACCCGCGTGCCCGCCGAGTTCGAGAAGATCGGCCCCACCGTCGCCGACCTCAACACCCGACTCGGCCTGTCCGGGAAGACGCTCGAGACCGTCGCGTCGCAGTACCTCGAGGCCGGGCGCATCCTCGGCGAGGACGTCGACATCAACAAGACGTCGGCCGCGTTCTCGGCGTTCAAGATCAAGGGCGACGACGTCTCCGGCGCGATGGACACCCTGTTCCAGGTGTCGCAGGCGACCGGCGTCGGCATGAACGATCTCGCGTCAGGCGTGCAGACCGCGGCGCCCGCGCTGCAGAACCTCGGCTTCGGCTTCGAGGACTCCATCGCTCTGATGGGCTCGCTCGACAAGGCCGGCCTCAACTCCACGCAGGTGCTCGGCTCCATGTCGAAGGGCCTCGTCGCGCTCGCGAAGAACGGCGAGCAGCCGGAGGCCGCGTTCAAGCGCGTCGTCGGCGAGCTGCAGAACTTCGTGAAGACCGGCGACACCGCCGGCGCCCTGAACCTCGCCGGGAAGGTGTTCGGCACGAAGGGCGCGAGCCAGTTCGTCGGCGCCCTGCAGTCGGGCGCGCTGAACATGACCGACCTCATGGCGGCCACCGGCGCGACCGGCGACACGATCCTCGGCGTCGGCGAAGAAACGATGGACTTCGCCGAGCGTTGGCAGGTCACCATGAATCAGGCGATGGTCGCGATCGAGCCGCTCGCGTCCGCAGTGTTCGCGGCGGTCGGCGACGGCATGAAGGCCGTCATGCCGTTCCTCAAGGACATGGGCGCGTGGGTGAAGGAGAACCCGTCCGCGATCGGGATCCTCGCCGGCGTCATCGGCGTGACCCTCGTGGCCGCGTTCGCGACCTGGACGGCGTCCATCTGGGCGTCGACCGGCGCGCTCGTCGCGAACACCGCGAAGATGGTCGGCCAGAAGGCCGCCGCGCTCGCGAACGCGGCGGGCCTGCGCCAGTGGGTGAGCATCGCGGGAACCCAGATCGCGACGGGCGTCAAGTCCGCGGCGACGTGGGTCGCGGGCACCGCGGCGATGGTCGGCCAGAAGGCCGCCCTCATCGCGTCGACCGTCGCGACGAAGGCCGCCGCCGGCGCGCAGCGCCTCTTCAACCTCGTGATGAACGCGAACCCGATCATGCTCGTGGTGACCGCGGTCGGCACGCTCGTGTCGGGCCTCATCTACTTCTTCACGCAGACCGAGACCGGCAAGAAGATGTGGGAGGACTTCACCCGGTTCCTCGGCGAGGCGTGGACGAACATCGTCTCGTTCGCTCAGGACACCTGGACGAACCTCGGCAACTTCTTCTCCGACCTCTGGGCCAACATTCAGGGCATCTTCCAGGGCGTCGTCGATTGGGTCGTCGACCTCTTCATGAACTGGACGATCTACGGCCTGATCATCCAGAACTGGGGCGCTATCCAGCAGTTCTTCTCCGATCTCTGGGCGAACATCACCGGCTTCTTCCAGGCCGCGATCGACTGGGTCGTCGACCTGTTCATGAACTGGACCGTCTACGGGCTCATCATTCAGAACTGGGACGCGATCTCGCAGTTCTTCGTCGACCTGTGGAACAACATCGTGGGGTTCTTCAAGGGCGCCCTCGACTGGATCGTGAACCTCTTCCTGAACTGGACCGTGTTCGGCTTCATCATCAAGAACTGGACCGCGATCCAGCAGTTCTTCGTGAACCTGTGGAACGGCATCGTTTCGACCGTGCGCGGCGCGATCGGGTGGGTGCAGTCCGTGATCGCCGGCGGAATCCAGATCGTGAAGTCCTCGTGGGAGTCGGTGTGGGGGTCGATCTCGTCGTTCTTCGGCGGCATCTGGACGAAGATCAAGGGCACCCTCGACGTCATGATCGGCTTCGTCACGAAGCAGCCGAAGGCCGCGTTCGAGGCCGCCCGCGATGCCATCGGGAAGGCGTGGGCGGGCATCCAGGATTTGGCCAAGGCACCCGTAAAATTTGTGGTCGAAACCGTCATAAATGGCCTGATCAGCGCGGTTAATGGCTTCGGTTTGAATATCCCCAAGGTGAAGCTTCCGAAGGGCTTCGCGCACGGCGGCATCCTGCAGGGCTACGACGCCGTGAAGCGCGACACCGTCATGATGCCGCTGCGCAAGGGCGAGGGTGTGCTCGTGCCGGAGGCCGTGCGCGGGCTCGGCGCCGACTTCATCCACGCGATGAACGCGGCCGGGAACACCGGCGGGCCGAGTGCCGTGCGCGCGCAGATCGCCGCGCTCGGCAGTGGGCTCGCTCGCGGCGGCCTGGTCGATCCGCTGCCGAAGGGCTCATGGAATCAGTCGCAGCCGTGGGGGCCGTCGCACAACGGTCTCGATATGGCGGCGCCGTCTGGCACGAAGGTGTTCGCGGCGTCCAGCGGCATCGTGCAGCTCGCCGGAGCCGTCCCGATGGGCGGCAACGAGATTTACCTCCAAGGTGTCAACGGGATCGGCACCCGTTACTCGCACCTGAGTCGCTTCGCCGCGAGGGCAGGGCAGCGCGTGCGCCAGGGGCAGGTGATCGGCTACGTCGGCTCGACCGGCATGTCGACCGGCCCGCACCTGCACTACATGGTTCACAACCCTGGTCTCGGCCCGAACTCGTACTACCCGAACACCAACCCTGCCGCCTATCTCGGCGTGCAGGGGAAGGATCTCGGCGTCGGCGCGGGCCTGTTCGACGGGCTCATCGACGGCGCCGTCGGGCAGATCAAGAAGGCATTCCCTGGGGGCGGCATCTTCGTCGACCTCGCTGGCGGCATGGCGAAGCAGGCGATGAAGGGGCTCACCTCGGTGTTCACGTCGATGTTCGGCTCGGACACTGGTTCGACCGGCGGCCGCCCGATGCTCTACGACAACGGCGGCTTCCTCCCGCCTGGGTTGAGCATCGTCGGCAACAAGACGGGGAAGCCGGAGCCCGTGTTCACTGCCGCGCAGTGGGACACGCTGCAGGCGTCCGTGCAGGCGCCGTCGTCGTCTGGCCTCGGGGAGAGGATCGCGCTCGTCGACGCCGATGGTTCGATCATCGCGCGTCTCAAGGTCGTTGCGGCCGACACCGTGAACAACTCAATCGGGGCTGCCTCGGGTAGCCGACTGACAGCTCGAATGGGAGTGTAATCATGGCGAAACCGGCAGCACCGGTTCTGTCCTCGGTGACGGTGAACACGGACACGAGAGCGGTCCTCATCTGGACGCGACCGGCCAACTACAACCGCATCGAGATCGAGCGCGCGCCGGCGCTCGCTGGCCCGTGGACGCTCGTCGCTTCCATCCGGCAGGCAGGGATCACGACAGCGACTGATCAGACGATCGTCAAGGACAGCGTCTACTTCTATCGGGTGCGCGGAGTGAACATCTTCCTGCCGCCGGATGACCAGGCCTCGGACTGGTCGAACATCGTCGGGCCCCGGTACACCACGCCGGGGCCCGCCGTCATCGGCGAGCCGAAGTGGACCGCGACGGGCAACATCTCGATCCCGTTCACCCCGCCCGCAGCGGCTGTGAGCATGGACGTGCTCGACAACGGCACGGTCGTCGCGACTTCGGTGCCTGTCACGTCGCCATACACCTATGTGGGGCCGTCGCAGGCTGCGGGGCACAGCCTGTCCCTACGGACCAAGAACCCCACCGGGCAGACGCTCTACGGGCCGCAAGGCGTTGGCGCGGTCGCGCCGCCGCTCATGCCGTTCGACATGGTGCCGATCACCGGCTATGTGGCCGACGACGCGCCGGTTCGGTTCTCCTGGCGGCACAACTCGTCCGACACCTCACCGCAGATCGCGGCAGAGGTGCAGTACCGGCTCTCGTCCTCGCCCACGTGGATCACAGTCTCGGTGGGGCAGAACGAGTTCGTCGACGTCGACCTGCCGGTCGGTGGCTACGTGTGGCGGGTCCGCACCCGAGGCCTGCACGCGACGTTCTCCTCGTGGTCACTCATCCGCTCGTTCGACGTGATCACGCGCCCCACCGTCAACCTCGTGACCCCCTCGGGCCCGGTGTGGACGCTGCCCGCGCTGCCCGTGGAATGGGTCCTCACGCAGGCGCAGGGTCTCCCGCAGCACGAATGGGCGGTGGAGCTTCACGACGCGGCCGGCGTCCCGATCGAGTTCCGTGGGGACCGCACGGGCGAGACCGTGTGCCAGCTTGCGAACCGCTTCGCCGACGGCACCTCGTGGGCGCTCCGCGTCCGCGCAGCGACCGGCGGGGTCTGGTCACCCTGGGTCGAGATTGCCTTCACCGTCGACTATGTCGAGCCCGCACTACCCGTTCTCACGGCTGTCTGGAACGACGACGACGGATGCATGGAGATCGCGGTCTCGGCGGGCACGGGCGCCGGGTTGCCGGCCACCGATCATATGGACGTCGAACGCTCGGACGACGGGGGCGCGACCTGGCTCCCCATCATTTCGGGCAGCCATGGCGGGTCCGTGATCGACCGCGAGTCACCGTCAGGCAGCATCGAGGTGCTGTACCGGGCGACAGCGTTCAGCGATATCGGCGCGGCCGCGGTCACCATCGTGGGAGTCGTTCCGGGGTCGCAGGCGGTCTGGCTGGCGGGCGGGCCGTCGTTCACTGTGGTGGCACGTCTCCCGTTCAGCCCCGAGATTGAGATCGAGGCGGGCCGCGAGCGCGATGCGCTCGTCACCGATGACAGCGAGCTCCCGACACCCTTCGCGGGCGAGTGGCTGTCGCGCACCGTCGACGCTTCGGGGGCGGTGCTCGATCGCGCGCCTGACAACGCGACCGTGGCGAAGCTCGTCGCGCTCGCGCAGGCGCCGGAACCGCTGCACTTCTACCGCGATCCCGACGGGCGCTGCATCTACGGCATCCTCTCCGCGGTCCGCATGCCGCGCAAGGCGGGCGGCCTGTGGCAGTACGGATGGAAGCTCGAAGAGACGAAGCGGGGGTGACGGCGATGGCTGACCTGCACGGGCCACGCGCGCCGCGATGGCGCTACACGCTCCTCAACCGCGACGATCAGCCGCTCCGCAAGCTCATCGGTGTGACCGGTGGCGGGGTCGACGTCGACGCGACTACGCGACTCCGGGCCGCGGGCAACCTCACCATCGAGGAAATGGGGCAGGAGATCGACTGGCTGTCGCACCGGGTGCGGATCTCCTACGATCCCGGCATCCCCGGCGTCTCCGAGTGGCCGGTCGCGACGATGCTGCTCTCCTCGCCGAAGGAGAGCTACCGCGGGAAGCGGCTCGTCTACGACGTCGGCCTCCTCGGGAAGCTCGCGATCATCGACGAGACGAGTGTGAAGGGCACCTACTCGGTGCCCGCCGGCGCCGTAGTCATCGACCGTGTGCTCGAGCTCATCAACGACTGCGGCGAGCGCCGCTACTCGGTCTCTCCGTCAACGGCGGTGACGCGCTCGGCGATGGTGTGGAAGCCGGGGACGTCGTATCTGACGATCATCAACGACCTGCTCTCCTCGATCGGGTACTGGTCGCTGTGGTGCGACGGGGCCGGGGTGTTCCGCATCGAGCCCTACGTCGACCCCGGCGACCGGTTGAGCGCGTTCGACTTCGCGGCCGGCGCGCGTGCCGTGCATTCGCCCGACTGGGACCGAGATCAGGATCTCTCGTCGATCCCGAACATCGCGATCGTCGTCAGTCAGGGCGATGGCGAGCAGCCCGCGATCGTCGGCACTGCCTGGAACCTGGACCCGCGCGACCCGTTCTCGATCCCGAACCGGGGGCGCGAGATCCCGGTGATCGACGAGGGTGCCGAGGTTGATTCGCAGGCGACGGCCGACCTTCTCGCCGCGCGGCTGCTGCGCGACGCCCGCTCGGCGGTGGCTCATCTGTCTGTGCAGCACTTCGTCGTTCCGCTGAACCCGAACGATGTCGTGAGTTTCGCGCCGTCGGGCGCAGCCGCGCGCCGTGCTTCTGTCCAGGCGATGCGCTACACCTTCACGTTCAACGGGTGGGTTGAGGCGGAGTGGAGGGAGCTGTGAACCTCGATGCTCTGCTGCGTGTGGTCGAGAAGCTTGCGGCGAAGGTCGCCGACATGGTCGGGCTGCGCTGGGGGCTGGTGACGCAGGCCGTCCCGCTGCGTGTGCAGCTCGACGTAGATACGGCGCCGCTCGATGGCACGCCTTCGTCGCTCGTGAGCGGCCTCGCCGTCGGTGATCGCGTGCTCGTTGCGATGCAGAGTCGCCGGGCGACCGTGCTCGGTCGGGCCGGCGGAGAGCTGCGCCTTCCGGACCCGCAGAGCGTGAAGCTCTCCGCGGGGGCGAGCATCACGGCCGCGGTCGGTGTCTGGCAGGACGTGCCCGGACTCGCGAAGATCACCGTCGTCAACCCGACAACGAAGCGGCTCATCTGCCGCGTCGACTTCGGCGCGACTGGCAACGCGAGCGCCGGGTATGCCCGCGTCGGTGTCGCCTGCTCGGGCGCGACCGTCGTCGACGCCGACCAGTTCAGCAACGGCATCGCGGGCGGTGGTGGCCCGCACGCCCCGTTCGCGAACGGGGCGAACTCGAACATCGTCGGCTGGAAACTCGTGACCCTCGAGCCCGGCACGACGGTGTTCACGCTGCGCTCGATGCGCGACCAGACCGGCACCCATTCGACCAACTACCCCGGCTTCACCGTCACACCGATCAGCTTCAAGGGGGCATCATGACCTATCGGACACAGGCGATCCTCGCGCAGGACTTCGACCTGCAGCAGCGCGTGCAGGCGTGCGCCGCGACGCAGGGTGTCGGCGCGGTTCCGGACTGGGCCGCGGAGCACATGTGGAGCCTCTCGGCGTCGCCCGGCTGGGACGACGCCTACGCCTCCGCGCTCGAGGCGGGGGTCGAAGCGCCCGGCGACTCGGAGGCGGTCATCACCGACGCGATGATCCTGGCCGCCGTGCAGCTCCTCGCCACCGCCGGTGGTGCATGATGGCGGACCTCTACTATCCGCTCGATCCGGCGCTCGTTACCGAGTGGCCGGGCCCGCGCGACGGCGGGAGCTGGTGGCACTACGGCACCGACTTCGGCGTCCCGGTGGACACCGCGCTGCGCGCCTGCTTCGACGGCGAGATCGTGTTCGCTGGCGGCGACGGCGCGGCCGGCGTCATGAACGGCGTCCGCGCGAACGGCGAGGGCCTCACCGTCGATATCCGCCGCGACGACGGCCTGATCGCCCGCTACGGGCACATGAACCGCATCGACGTGCGAGTCGGCCAGCGGGTGAAGGCTGGCGGCTACATCGGCCTCTCGGGCAACACCGGGTACACGCTCGGTCCGCACTGTCACTGGGAACTCCGTTGGGACCGCGCATGGTCCGGCGGCGCGTGGGTCGACCCGCGCCCGCTCAAGCCCGGGCGACTCCGGAGCCCAGCCACCTCAAAGAAGGAGGATGCCGTGAAGGCGTTTCACTACGAGCACCGTGAGGTGCGCCCGATCGCGCCCAAGCAGCGCCTCTACCTCTGCGATACGCGCGGCAAGAAGCGGGACCTCGTCGCGGCCGCCGGCCCGACAGTCCTCAGCGCCCACGTCTACGGCGAGAAATTCGCACCGGGCGACGTAATCGAGATCCGGTACGAGGTCGTGCGGGACGGCAAGAGCTCCCCGCACTACCTTGACCGCGTCATCGCCGACAAGTACGGACTCATCCAGGCCACGCGCACCTTCCAGCGCTCGGTCGCGGCCGACGACGTCGTCAACCTCTCGGTGTACGCCTCGCAGGGCAACAAGGGCGGCCTCGCCCGGATCACCTTGCTCGACTCCGACGCCTACACCTTCGCCGCAGCATGACCGAGGGCGTGTGGATCGCGATCATCGGCGTGCTTGGCGTCATCTCGACGGCGGCGTCGGGCGTCGTGATCGCGATCCTTACGCGCCAGCACAGCACCGTGAAGCGCGTCGACGAGCAGGTCACGAACAGCCACGGCACCAACTTCCGGCACGACCTCGACGTCGTCCGCGACGAAGGTCGTGTCGTCGGGGCAGCCGTCGACCGAATCGAGCGCGCGGTCGCGTCGATCATCGGCGACGTGCGCGGTATCCGCCGCGACGTCGGCCGCCTCGACGATCGCGACGTAGAGCGCGGCCGCGAGATGCGCGCGCTCGCGCAGCGCTTCGAGAAGCACCTCGACGACGCCGAGGAGGCCGTCGAGCGCATCGACGAGCACGACACCAAGCTCGACCATCTCGAGCACACCCTCGATCCTCGAAAGGACACCCCATGACGACGAATCCCCCGGAGACGGTACGCGACGTGCTCGTCGCGCTCGTGCGCACGGTCGTGCCGACCGCTGTCGGCTACCTGCTGTCGCTGATCGCGCTCGCCGGACTGAACCTGACCGAGCAGACCGCGAATCTGCTCACGCTGCTGCTCACGACCGTGCTCACGGCGGTGTACTACGCCGCCGTGCGGTGGCTGTCGACGCGGTGGGCATGGTTCGGGTGGCTGCTCGGCTATCCGACGAATCCCACCTATACGCCAGAGCCCGGCACGCGCCGAGCCCGCCGTCTCGCAGCGAAGCGCTCCCCGCTCTCGCCTCGCTCGCCGCCCGCGTGATCTTCCCATCAGCGCCCCCGCTGCTCAGCCTCTCGGCTGGGCGGCGGGGGCGCTTTCGTCGTTTCGGCGAAACGAGTGTGGGCAGAACGTGGGCAGGGCCCGCTCAGCAGAAGCCAGAAGACCCCCGACTCCCTAGTTTTTTCTAGGCGAGTCGGGGGTCGTTCTCCGAGTGCCCCAGAGAGGAATCGAACCTCCGACACCTTCTTTAGGAGAGAAGTGCTCTATCCACTGAGCTACTGAGGCGGAGCTTCCATGTTATCCGGTTGCGCGCCGGCGACGCGACGCGGGAAACGCGTGAGGGGCGCGGCCGATGGCCGCGCCCCTCACGTCGAAGGTTCTGGATCCGCTTACGGGATGCGGATGATGACCGCGTAGTTGCCCGGGTTCGAGTCCACGTCGGTCTCGACCGTCTGGTTGCCCCCGAAGCCGCCGTGCACCGCACGGTGGTTGACGCCGTCGCCGGTGTAGATGGCGACGTGGCCGCCGCGCATCATGATGTCGCCGAACTTGACCGCGTCGGGCGAGACCTGGGTGCCGAAGCGGCCGAAGTCCATGGGGCCGAGGTCGTAACCGCCCTGGTCGCGACGCTCGAACATGCCGATCGCGGCGAGAGCGTTCTGCACGAGGTCGGTGCAGTCCTGGTTGACACCGATCTGGGCACGAGCCGCGGCGACGAGGCCGGCAGCGCCCTTACCCGCGGGGATGTCGGGAAGCTTCGGGGCCTCGGTCTGCGTGTTGCCCGACTCGACGGTCGCGGTCGTCGCGTCGTCGGCCTTCTTGGCGGGGACGACGGGCTTCGGGGCCGGGGCGAGCTCGGTGCTCGGTGCCTCGGTCTGCAGGGCGCCCTCGGCGTCGGCCGTGGTCAGCACCTGGTTCACCTGGATCGCGGCGGGGGCGCGGTAGCCCTCGGTCTGGATGTCAGTCGCGTACGCAGGCAGAGCGAACACGCTGACCATTCCCGCGCTGACGACGCCTGCGCCGAGCAT